GTTTAGTTTTATTGCAACAACAACAACAAAATACAATAACAACAAACAAAATACAAACAACAACAACATGGCACAATTTCAGCAAACAATCGACATGCAAACTCTCCAAGCTGCTGCGGGACGCAACAGTCTGGTGAATGATTTGGCGTCTCGTCGCGTTTATGATAACGCGGTTGAGGAGCTGAATGCTCGTTCAAGACGTCCCAAGGTTCATTTCTCCAAAGCAGTGTCAACGGAACAGACCCTGATCGCAACAAACGCTTATCCGGAGTTCGAGATCTCTTTTACTCATACGCAATCTGCAGTGCATTCCTTGGCTGGAGGCCTCAGATCGCTTGAACTGGAGTATCTCATGATGCAAGTTCCATTTGGATCTTTGACGTATGATATTGGCGGTAACTTTTCTGCGCATCTTTTCAAAGGGCGCGATTATGTTCACTGCTGCATGCCTAATTTGGACGTGCGTGACATTGCTCGCCACGAGGGACACAAGGAAGCCATTCAAAGCTACATAAATCGTCTGGAGAGACAGCGGCGACCTGTGCCTGAATATCAGAAGGCAGCTTTCAATAATTACGCGGAGAATCCACGTTACGTTCATTGTGACCGTCCTTTTCAACAGTGTGAATTGACGACAGCAAATGGTACTGATACTTACGCTGTAGCGCTTCATAGCATTTATGACATCCCTGTTGAAGAGTTTGGTTCGGCGCTTCTCAGGAAGAACGTCAAGACTTGTTTCGCGGCTTTCCATTTCCACGAGAATATGCTTCTTGATTGTGACACTGTTACACTCGATGAAATCGGAGCAACTTTCCAGAGAGCTGGCGATAAACTGAGTTTTTTCTTCCATAATGAGAGCACTCTTAACTATACCCATAGCTTTAGTAATATAATAAAATATGTGTGTAAAACGTTCTTTCCAGCTAGTCAACGGTTTGTGTATCATAAGGAGTTCTTAGTTACTAGAGTCAATACTTGGTATTGTAAGTTTACTAGAGTGGATACTTTTACTCTGTTCCGTGGTGTGTATCATAATAATGTAGACTGCGAAGAGTTTTACAAGGCTATGGACGATGCGTGGGAGTACAAAAAGACGCTTGCGATGCTAAATGCAGAAAGAACCATTTTCAAGGATAACGCAGCGTTGAACTTTTGGTTCCCGAAAGTGAGGGATATGGTCATCGTCCCTCTTTTTGACGCGTCTATCACGTCTGGGAAAATGTCCAGGAGAGAAGTTATGGTGAACAAGGATTTCGTTTACACGGTCCTTAATCATATAAAGACGTACCAAGCCAAAGCTTTAACTTACGCAAACGTTCTGTCCTTCGTAGAGTCAATTAGGTCTAGAGTTATAATCAACGGTGTAACTGCCAGGTCTGAATGGGACACAGATAAGGCGATTCTAGGTCCTTTAGCGATGACATTTTTCCTTATAACAAAGTTGGGTCATGTACAGGATGAGATAATCCTGAAAAAGTTCCAGAAGTTCGACAGATCCACCAAAGAGTTAATTTGGTCCAGTCTCTGCGATGCCCTGATGGGGGTTATTCCCTCGGTCAAAGAGACTCTTGTTCGTGGTGGGTTTGTGAAAGTGGCAGAAGAGGCCTTAGAGATTAAGATCCCTGAATTGTACTGCACGTTCTCCGATAGATTGGTACTGCAGTATAAGAAAGCAGAAGAGTTTCAATCGTGCGACCTTTCCAAACCTCTAGAAGAATCTGAGAAGTATTACAACGCATTATCTGAGCTATCTGTGCTCGAGAATCTCGATTCATTTGATCTAGAGGCGTTTAAGACTTTGTGTCAGCAGAAAAACGTAGATCCGGATATGGCGGCTAAGGTAGTGGTGGCAATTATGAAGTGTGAGTTGACGTTGCCTTTCAAGAAGCCTACTGAAGAGGAAATCTCAGAGTCACTTAAAACCGAGGAGGCGAAAAGCGCGGAACGCGACGATGTGTTGAGCTTACGAAACGATGCTCCTTACCCATGTGTGAAAAATCTCGTAGAAGGTTCTGTACCAGCGTACGGAATATGTCCGAAAGGTGGTGGTTTCGACAAGTTTGATGTGGACATTGCCGATTTTCATCTCAAGAGTGTAGATGCAGTGAAGAGGGGGGCCATGATGTCTGCGGTGTATACAGGATCGATTAAAGTTCAACAGATGAAGAACTACATCGATTACTTAAGTGCGTCGCTGTCAGCAACTGTCTCCAATCTCTGTAAAGTGCTTAGAGATGTTCATGGTGCTGATCCAGAATCACAGGAGAAATCCGGAGTGTGGGACGTGAGGAGAGGACGATGGTTACTTAAACCAAACGCGAAGAGTCACGCTTGGGGAGTTGCTGAGGATGCCAACCACAAGTTGGTCATAGTATTGCTCAACTGGGATGAGGGGAAACCAGTCTGTGACGAGACATGGTTCCGAGTAGCTGTGTCAAGCGATTCTTTAGTGTACTCCGATATGGGAAAACTGAAGACGCTAACGTCCTGCTGTTTAGATGGAGAACCTCCGGAGCCGTACACAAAAGTGATTTTGGTTGACGGCGTTCCTGGATGTGGAAAGACGAAAGAGATTATCGAAAAGGTGAACTTCTCTGAGGATTTGATTTTAGTCCCTGGGAAAGAAGCCTCGAAGATGATTATCAGAAGGGCAAATCATGCCGGCGTGATGAGAGCAGACAAGGATAACGTAAGAACGGTAGATTCCTTTCTAATGCACCCTCCGAGGAGAGTGTTTAAGAGGTTATTTATCGACGAGGGGTTAATGCTGCACACCGGTTGTGTAAATTTCTTGCTACTATTATCGCATTGTGACGTGGCGTACGTGTATGGGGACACACAACAGATTCCGTTTATCTGTAGAGTTGCGAATTTCCCGTATCCTGCACACTTTGCAAAGCTTGTGGTGGATGAGAAGGAGGTCAGAAGAATCACGCTAAGATGCCCTGCTGATGTCACATTTTTCCTGAACAAGAAGTACGACGGGGCGGTAATGTGTACCAGCGCTGTAGAGAGGTCCGTAGGGGCAGAAGTGGTAAGAGGAAAAGGTGCTCTGAACCCGATAACTTTACCGTTGGAGGGAAAAATTTTGACCTTTACACAGGCTGACAAGTTCGAATTGTTGGAAAAGGGGTACACGGATGTGAACACTGTGCATGAGGTACAAGGGGAAACATACGAGAAGACAGCTATTGTTCGATTGACTTCGACTCCGTTAGGGATCATATCAAGAGCATCACCGCATGTGCTAGTGGCGCTGACAAGACACACAACGCGTTGTCGGTATTATACCGTTGTGTTAGACCCGATGGTAAGTGTGATCTCGGAAATGGAAAAGTTGTCAAACTTCATTCTCGATATGTACAAGGTCGAAGCTGGCATCCAATAGCAATTACAGATAGATGCAGTATTCAAAGGAACGAATCTTTTCGTTCAGACACCCAAGTCAGGCGATTGGCGAGATATGCAGTTCTATTATGACACTCTTCTTCCTGGAAACAGCACAATTCTTAATGAATTTGATGCCGTTACTATGAATTTGAGGGATATTTCCTTAAACGTCAAGGATTGCAGAATCGACTTCTCCAAGTCCGTGCAAATTCCCAAAGAGCAACCAAGTTTTCTCAAGCCTAAGATAAGAACCGCGGCAGAAATGCCAAGAACAGCAGGTTTGCTTGAAAATTTAGTCGCTATGATTAAAAGAAACATGAATGCACCGGATTTGACAGGGACGATTGACATAGAGGATACTGCATCATTGGTGGCTGAGAAGTTTTGGGACGCTTACATTGACAAGGAATTCAGTGGAACGAATAAAATGTCCTTAACAAGGGAAAGTTTTTCTAGATGGCTCTCTAAACAAGAGACGTCTACGATCGGTCAGCTGGCGGACTTCAACTTTGTAGATTTGCCGGCAGTGGATGAGTACAAGCATATGATCAAGAGCCAACCTAAACAAAAGTTAGACTTAAGCATTCAGGACGAATATCCTGCGTTGCAGACGATAGTCTATCACTCGAAAAAGATCAATGCGATTTTCGGTCCCATGTTTGCGGAACTTACGAGGATGCTGCTCGAGAGGGTGGATTCCTCAAAATTTCTGTTTTACACGAGGAAAACACCTGGTCAAATTGAAGAATTTTTCTCTGACCTTGACTCGACCCAGGCGATGGAAATTCTGGAACTCGACATCTCAAAGTACGATAAGTCACAAAACGAGTTTCACTGCGCTGTGGAGTATAAGATCTGGGAAAAGCTTGGGATAGATGAGTGGCTAGCAGAAGTGTGGAAGCAGGGACACAGGAAAACGACCTTGAAGGACTATACGGCCGGGATCAAAACGTGTCTTTGGTATCAAAGGAAAAGCGGTGATGTGTCAACCTTTATCGGTAACACTATAATCATTGCAACCTGTCTGAGTTCGATGATTCCGATGGACAAAGTGATTAAAGCAGCCTTTTGTGGGGATGACAGTTTAATTTATATCCCCAAAGGAATAGACTTGCCTGATATTCAGGCAGGTGCAAACCTTATGTGGAATTTCGAGGCTAAGCTTTTTAGGAAAAAGTATGGTTACTTCTGTGGTCGTTACGTGATTCACCATGATAGAGGAGCAATAGTATATTACGATCCACTTAAACTAATATCTAAGTTAGGTTGTAAACATATTAGGGATGTAGTCCATTTAGAAGAGTTACGTGAGTCTTTGTGTGATGTAACTAGTAACTTAAATAATTGTGCGTATTTTTCACAGTTGGATGAGGCCGTTGCCGAGGTTCATAAAACCGCGGTTGGCGGATCGTTTGCTTTTTGCAGTATAGTTAAATATTTGTCAGATAAAAGGTTGTTTAAAGATTTGTTTTTTGTTTGATAATGTCGATGGTCTCGTACGAGCCTAAGGTGAATGATTTTCTTTTTCTCACGAATAAGGAAAAGATACTCCCGAAAGCTCTTACTAGGTTGAAGACCGTGTCTATTAGTACTAAGGATATAATATCTGTCAAGGAGTCAGAGACTTTGTGTGATATAGATCTGTTAATTGATGTGCCATTAGATAAGTATAGATATGTGGGTATTTTAGGAGCTGTTTTTACAGGTGAGTGGCTTGTACCAGACTTCGTCAAAGGTGGAGTAACAATAAGCGTGATTGACAAGCGTCTGGTAAACTCCAAAGAGTGTGTAATCGGCACGTATAGAGCAGCGGCTAAAAGCAAGAGGTTCCAGTTCAAGCTGGTTCCAAATTACTTTGTGTCTACTGCGGACGCCAAGAGGAAACCGTGGCAGGTCCATGTGCGTATTCAGGATGTGAAGATAGAAGCCGGTTGGCAACCCTTGGCTCTGGAAGTTGTATCCGTTGCTATGGTCGCTAATAATGTGGTTATGAAGGGTTTGAGAGAAAAGATCATCGCGATAAGTGATCCGGACGTCGAAGGTTTCGAAGGAGTGGTTGACGATTTCGTTGATTCGGTCGAAGCATTTAGAGCGGTTGATAATTTCAGGAAAAAGAAAAGGAAGATAGGAGAAAAGGAAGCGGTAAGTAGGAATAAGTACAGACCGGAGAAACACGCCGGTCCTAATTCGTTATATATTAAAGAAGAAAATGTCTTACAACATCACGAGCTCGAATCAGTACCAGTACTTCGCAGCGGTGTGGGCAGAACCCACACCAATGCTTAATCAGTGCGTGTCGGCATTGTCACAGTCGTTTCAAACACAAGCGGGGAGAGATACTGTTAGGCAGCAATTCTCAAACTTGTTGAGTGCGATTGTGGCACCGAACCAGCGGTTCCCAGATACAGGGTTCCGGGTGTATGTTAATTCGGCGGTTATAAAGCCGTTATACGAGGCTCTTATGAAGTCCTTTGATACTAAAAATAGGATCATTGAGACGGAAGAGGAGTCACGCCCGTCAGCGTCTGAGGTAGCAAACGCAACACAGCGTGTTGATGATGCGACCGTCGCCATTAGAAGTCAAATTCAGCTTTTGCTGAATGAGCTTTCAAACGGACACGGTTATATGAACAGAGCGGAGTTCGAGGCTATATTGCCTTGGACTACGGCACCTGCTACTTGAGCGTGGTGCGCACGATAGCGCGCAGTGTTTTTCTCTCCACTTAAATCGAAGAGATAAACTTACGGTGTAAATCCGTAGGGGTGACGTAAACCAAATTACGTAATGTTTTGGGTTCCATTTAAATCGAAACCCCATATTTCCTGGATCACCTGTTAACGCACGTCGGACGTGTATTACAGTGGGAATATGTAAAAGTGAGAGGTTCGAATCCTCCCTAACCCCGGGTAGGGGCCCA